GAAAATGCAAAAGGAATACTTGCTTCTACAATGAAGGAAGAAATCAGTGAATTAGTAAAAGAATCGCTCTCTGAGGAAGAGGAGATTGAAATGGTCGACATGGAAGAAAGTTCAAAAATGGAAGAAGGGTCAGAAATGGCTGAACAAGAAATGGAACTTGACATGGAAGACGGAGAAGAGGAAATGGACATTGATATGGACATGGAATCTGATGAAGATTCAGAAATGGAAGACGAAGGCGAGGAGATGGACATGGAAGACGTAGAAGATATGTTGATGATGGACTTACCTGGTGATGAGTTGGAAGTTGATGATGAAGAAGAAGTTCTTTTACCTCTTGATTTAACAGGAGCATCTGACGAGGAAATCTTAAAGGTTTTCAAAGCTATGGGTGAAGAAGACGGAATTATCATCTCTCAAGATGGTGACGATGTTGTACTCAAAGACGAAGAAGCTGACGTTGAATACAAAATCCAAATGGAATCAGAAGAGAAAGAGGAAGAAATGGCTGAGGAAGTATCTGAAGAAGATATGGATGAAGTTGTTTACGAAATCGAAGTATCTGAAGAAGACGATATGGACGAAGAGTATAAAGAAGAGGAAATGGCTGAAGGTAAGTACGGTATGAACAAAGGTGACGAATACCACAGAAAAGATGTGGATGGTCACGAGGAAGAAGACGGTAAGTACGGAGCATTTGAATCTGAAATGAAAGAAATGTCTGACAATGAAGCTGATATCAAGAATGATGAATATCATATTGAAGATTTAGAAGATGACATTAAAGACCGTGAAGAGAAGTCTGAAGGTGAAGCTGTTGAAGGTATGGTGAGAAGTCACGCTGCTGGACAGAAAGCGTCTTCTGACAAATCTAAAGGTTTACCAAGACCTCATTCAGTACCAAACAAAGCTCGTTTGGGTGAAGGTACAGAAAAAGAGTTACAACAACTTAGAGAAAAGAATGAAGAGTACCGTAAGGCACTTAACATCTTCAAAGAGAAGTTGAACGAGGTTGCAGTATTCAATTCTAACTTGGCTTACGCTACACGTTTGTTCACAGAGAACACTACCACTAAGCAAGAGAAAATCAATATCCTCAGAAGATTCGATTCAGTAGAAACATTGAAAGAATCAAAAGGTTTGTATAAGACTTTGAAAGAAGAATTCGAAAGCAAGGAAGCTAACACAATCTCAGAATCTATGACTGAGAAAGTAAGTAAGACTCCATCTAAAGGTTCATCTGCAAATCTTATCGAATCTAAGACATATGAGAATCCACAATTCATGAGAATGAAGGATTTGATGTCAAAAATAATAAAATAAAATAAAACTTAAAAATTACTAAAAATGGGAGCATTATTAGAATCAGGTCTTGTTGGTAACATCGGTCTTAAGCACTTGAAAGTTATCAAAGAAGACACAATCAACAAATGGGACAAATTAGGTTTCTTGGACGGATTGAAAGGTCACTTGAAAGAAAACGTGGCACAATTGTACGAAAACCAAGCGTCTCACTTAATCAACGAAGCTGCAAACGCTTCTGACTCAGGTTCATTTGAAACTGTAGTCTTTCCTATCGTTAGAAGAGTATTCTCTAAATTATTAGCTAACGATATCGTATCAGTACAAGCTATGAACTTACCAATCGGTAAATTGTTCTACTTCGTACCTAAAATTCAAAACAGAAATGCTGATGGTACTCACGTAGCACCATTCGGAGCACCAAATGGTCCTTCAACAACGGACTCTAACTACGGAGCAAACGATAAAAACTTGTACGACCGTTTCTATGAAGGGTCAACTCCAAATTCTGACCCAGCAGGTCTTTTCGATTACTCGAAAGGTGCTTACAGTGCACAAACTGTAATGGCAACAGCTGTAGGTTGGTCAACAGGTGGTACATTGACTGCTGAAGCTGGTGAAGATTTATACACTGGTAACACAAGAGAAGTATTAGTTGCTTTGTCAGGTTTCGCTAGTGCAGGTGCTGGTAAATTAATCGGTCCTGATGGTCAAGAAATGGATACTGAAGATTTCTTAGCTTCTTTAGAGATTAAATTGAGCGCGGCTAGTGGTAATGCAGTTGCAAACACTTACTACAACTTCAACGTTGTAACTCAGAAGTATGGTAAAGGTATTGTTCAGTATGGTTCTGAGCAAGGTACTACTTTCTACAGTGGTTCTTATCCAGGTCCAGGTGGAGCATACGATAACGTATGTGACGCAGCAGGTATTATCTATTTATCAATTGATACGTCAACACCAGTTGCTATCGGTTCAACGAATTCAACTGATGGTTACACTGGTACAACATTTGCAACAGGGGCTAACCCAACTTTCGCTGCTGAATACAGAGTATACGAAACATTAGAATTCGAAGATAAAATCGGTGAGGTTTCTTTCGATTTGGAAGCAGTTACTGTTTCTGTAACAGAAAGAAAACTAAGAGCACAATGGTCTCCAGAATTAGCACAAGACGTTTCTGCATTCCACAACATTGACGCTGAAGCTGAATTGACAGCTTTATTGTCTGAGCAAGTGGCAGCAGAGATTGACCGTGAAATCTTAAGAGACTTGAGAAAAGGTGCTGCATGGTCATTGAGATGGGACTACAATGGTTGGAAGAGAGTGAACAATGGTTCAGTAAACTACAACCAAAAAGATTGGAACCAAACATTGATTACTGCGATTAACCAAATCTCAGCTCAAATTCACAAATCAACATTAAGAGGTGGTGCTAACTGGATTGTAGTTTCTTCTGAAATTTCTGCAATCTTCGACGACTTAGAATACTTCCACGTATCTAACGCGGCACCAGACCAAGACCAATACAACATGGGTATTGAGAGAGTAGGTACGTTATCAGGTAGATATCAAGTTTACCGTGACCCTTACTTCCCACCAAACACAGTATTGTTAGGTCACAAAGGTTCATCTTTATTGGATACAGGTTACGTTTACGCACCATATGTACCACTACAGTTGACTCCTACAATGTATAACCCATTCAACTTTACACCAATCAAAGGTATCATGACGAGATACGCTAAGAAGATGGTGAACAACCGTTTCTACGGTAAGATTACAGTTGATGGTGTTAGAACGTTCGATTTGAA